TAGAATGCAATTAGAAAAGCAAGTACTAGCCTCAAGTACAACTGAGTGGGTAGGAGATGCCGCTGATTTCAATAAAATCAAAACTGAATACAAAAGAATTATAGAAGAAAAGCCTGACGCATCAACTCGCACAGCCGAAGAAAACCTTATTTTTAAACAACGAAATTATTATAGAGGTTTATCTGAGCAGTATGCTGAACTGTTTAAAAGATATTCTTGGTCCAGCGGACGATTTAAAGAAGTAGCCACGCAATATGCAATCGTACGTGAAGCATTTATGGCTAGTAAAACATTTGGAGATTTGGCGCCGTCTACTGAATCTGCTATAATGGCCAATGTACCAAACGAGTGGAAGAAGTATGTTGGCGAAGTATATAAGTCCTATGCTGAGTTTGCCAAGGCAAACCCAGATAAAGATAAGCCACCTACTGCTTAACTGACAATTTTAATACTGGAAGTGGATTCTAAGTATTGATCAGCCGCTGGCTTCATAGTCGGTGCGATCACCGTGATAGTGTTCTTGTTCAAAGAGATCACTTTATCTTGTTCCACAGTAAACAAGTATGGTACCATAGCAAGGCCATTTGGGCCTGCGGTAAGCACCATGGTTTTTGTAAGTTTTACAAATGTATCTGTTTCTGAGTCTAGTCGTGCAACTAGTTCTTCTCCCGAAGTAAGTTTGATAGTAACAACTTCCCCGGAACTTACGCCTTTATCGATTAACATTTAACTGATCCTTTAATTTCTATTAGTGATATAACACTTGTGCTATTATAACTATGTTTTATTAAAAAGTCAATGGTATCTAGTATTTCTTTTGGTGTGATATGCTCAACAGGTGAATCCCCATTGCTGTTCCAAAGATGCGCAGGGTTTAACAATGTATGTCGAGTTGTACTAGGCTTCAATAGGATACTTTCGTTCCAATCAAATAATGCTCGCTTGCTGTGAACAGCATCATTAAATCGCCAACTCATACTGCCCACAGTTATAAAATAAGTTCTCAATCCCAGTTCATTGTGTTCGGCATACATGGGCCACAACAACTTGTTTTGATTAGAATCAGGTAAACAGTTGATCACAACATCATAGTTCAAACTGTGTGTGACAGCATCGTTAATTTTTTCTGGAATTGGAAATCCTGTACTGGCGCTGATATGATCAGCATTATATTTTCCAACGATAGCCTGGCCAAGGCCGCTGGTGCCGCCTATGACCAATATTTTCATTACTTAATAAGCCCACGGACTTCTCTTAGTCCGCCCATGTACTTGCCGTCAACAAACAATGCTGGCATTTCTGCTGTGGCGTTGGGGTCGCTGGCCAGCAGTTGGTCCACAGTGTATCCTTGTCCTAAACACTTTTCCACAAACGGTGTTTTTGTTCTATTTAGGTGTTCCGTTGCTTGTCGGCAATATGCATCACCTTCTCTTGTCCATAATACTATATTCATGATAGTCTAGCCTTTAGTTCTGTAAATCCGCCCACTAATTCTTCACCTAGAAAAATTTGTGGAACTGTACGTGCTGTTGGTACTGCTTCTAGCAAATCTTCTCGGGTGTATCCGTCACCGATTTTCTTTTCTTCAAACTCAATGCCCTTCATTTTTAACAATGCCTTTGCTTGATCGCAATAAGGGCAGTTGTGTTTACTCCATACTGTTGCTGTCATTTTCTTTCCTTATAATGATGGTAGTGCATCGTGATCTAACGACTCTGACATGATGCCGATAACATAGTTAGTCGATTCGTTCTCTTGGAGTGCAGTTTGTTTCTTGCCGCACCAACTGCGGTATAGTCTACAAATTCTTTAAGAATGTTAGCGTTTAAACCAATCACTGGACCTTTGTTGAACAAATAGTCTGCCCATTCTTTTTCTTCACGGATCACATCCATGTACAATGCATATACTTCTGCTTCACACTCGTGTTTGGCCTGTGCAAATCGATTGTCTTCTTTGATCACTTGATTGATCAAATAGGCTGTCCAACCTTTATGTAGTAGTTCATCTTGCAGGATCAGGCTAATGATATTGCCGTTGCCGATAAAGATTTTGTTTTCTACCATGGCAAGGCTTGTGGCAAATGATACCATAAAGCGGAACGCTTCTAATGCATAACTTGCATTTAGTGCCATCCAGATTGCTCGGATGTGTTCATGTTCAGTGACTGCTTCTCCTAACTGTTTACGACAGTTGATCTGATGTAATGCTTCATAGTAGTTGCCTACACTTGATGCCATGTCCACAATCTCTTTAGTGTCGTGGATTGTATTGAACACATCCTTGGGCACATTATAGATGTTACGAATGATGTGACTGTATGACTTGCTGTGAATGTTGGTTTCGAAGAATGTCCAGTTATAGACCAATGCTTCTAGTTCAGGCAAACTGATAACAGGCATGAAGATTTGACTTGGACCACGTCCTTGTAAACTATCTAAGGCTGTTTGGCGTAGCAGATTACTAGTGAAGATGTGTTTAACAGCATCACTGGCATCTTTAAAGTCGTTTGAGTCCTTGGTAAGACTGACCTCTTCTGGTTGCCAAAAGAAACCACGTGCTGTGGCTTCGAAGTCTGCAATCTTCTTGTACTTGACTTCTTCAAATCGTTGAATAGTCACTGGCCCTGCTGGGTCCAGAAACATCTTGCGGTTTACATAGTCTGTCTTGGTGTTTAAATTGTATTGTTGTTTGCTCATTGTGTGTCCTGTTTTGTTAATACTGGATCATTCCAGATGTTTCTATTGTGTACTACACTGTCTTTTAACAATCTCCAGGTTCGCTCCTGGGCTGTTTCTGTCCACACAAAGTATAGGCTGTTCAACGGCGGTCTGCCAGTTGATTCGTCATATAATGTTTTGTGTTGGAAGTAGTATTTAAGCCAAATGCGTTTTCCACTAGTCATTATAGTGGGTCGCCATGCAAACCGCCTATTTTCCATCTCTTAGGATAGCGATCATGCGTTCTATCATTTCTTGTTCACCGCCACTGCCCAGTTACCACGCAGAGCAAAATACAAGCCACCTGCCCAAAGACTGAAGTGCAGGTAATCAGTGACAATAAAGGCCAACAGGCTTTCGGGTTTGATCACGGTCCATATGACACCAGTGGCAATACAGCACATCACAATGCCACTGAAACGAGTCAGCATGTCGCCTATCACTGCCACTGCATGATTGTCGCTGATGCGTGGCAAGGTAGCCAGTCCGCCTACCAACAAGCCTACTCCTGCGGCAAATTCGCCATATACCACAAACCACCATACCAATGCGGGAACTCCAAAGGCTTCTCCACCTGCGGCATCAAATGGCATCTTAGACAAGGCCTGTGTGATAAAAACTAGGGCTAAGGGAATCCTCAGCAGGATATGGCTCCAGTCTAAATCTGGTAATCGTTGCCAATAATTTTTAAAGATGTCGTTCATATTTTGGGTCCGTTAAACATTTCAGTGCTGGAGCCTCCTGCGCCTAACACACAGGCCATTTTCTCATCAAACTGAATTAGAGTCCATGATTTGGTTTCTTCATTGACAAACAAACTGTATCTTGCCAAGGGTGCGTTAGGTTCCATACCCCACCAAATGGGCTTTTCTTTGTAGTCAGCACCACTCAATAAAGTCAGCACCCTCGATGTTTCGTCACAGATCAACGGTTTTTCCAAAATCATTGATTGTGCCGTGGCAAGGCCAAGTACCAACATAATGGGAAGTAAGAAATAATATTTCAAATCACTTCATAGTGGCTGTGTAAGCCGCAATGTTCTTGATGTCTGCAGGTGACAACGCACCAGCCATGCCCCACATGAGTTGACTCTGTGGTCCAACTTGACCCTTGTTCTTGTAAGTGGTCAATTTCTTTTCAATGGCAGCGGCAGGCTGTCCTGCCAATTTGGGACCTGCACCGCCTTGTCCCTGAGCGCCGTGACAGGCTGCACATGAAGCATATTTGGCCTTGCCCTGTGCTACATCTTGTGCTTGGGCTGATACTGATACTAATGCCATTGCGGCAACTAACACTAGTGATTTCATTTTGATTTCCTTTATAAAAATATACTTTTACTTATGTTTAAGCCATAGTGATGGCAATAAATGCCAGCATAAACATCAACACTGCCCCCACAATGGGAATCACAATGTGTGCGTATTTTGTGACTTCTTCTACTGGGTCTGATTCAGATTGGTTATTCTCTTGGTTCATTTTCTTTATTCCTATACATGTCCCATAGCACTATGCCCACTACGGCTACCATTAATACTATGGCAATAATATCATTACTGATCATTTGTTCTTGCCTTGTGTTTGGCCAGTGAATCAGCACTGCGCTGTTGAAAGTCTACCATAGTATGATAGCCCATTACATAGCAAGGGCAATGCTTGCCCAGGATCCAGCGGGCTAAACGTATTCTCAGTCGTTGTATCATGCTGTTTCCTTTAACATTTGATCAGCACGGGCTATAGCGGCAAGCCGCTGATCTTCAGTGAGTTCATCGCAACGACTTGATCGGTCTGGCATGCGTAGCCAATCCACACCTGTTCGCGGTTTGTAGGCGTCTTCCACTGTGCGAAACACAGCCCAGGTAGCAAATACCATGCTGATGATGGCAATGTGCCCAATCATGTTGTAGCCAATGGTCATTAATTCACCTACATAAAGGCCAAATGCTAGACTCCAAAAACAGCCCAACAAGATTGAAGCAAAGTATTTGATGTGCGGGGGAGCGATCCGCAAGGGATTTAAATTGGGGTTCATGATGTTCCATGAGGAACGGCTCACCAGCCAAAAGAATTTGAGTACACTAAACATACAAGTCCTATCTAGATGTTAAAATGTTAATTATAGCATCTTATAGCAGTATGTCAAGTGTTTTCAGTCCAAAATGTCAATATTTTCCTGAAGCAAGCACTATCTTGCAGATATGTTCCAATCTTTCTATGTGTTCATAGGCACGCCATGGAGTATTACCAATGGCAACAACACCGTGTCCTTTGATTCCTACTATATCAAACTTAATGTTACCTTCGCGATCCAAGCCTAGGTTGCGGTGACACGCTTCGCCCAGTTCTTCACTGATAGGAGGCACATCGCCTACATTAGGTGCTACCTTGGTATATCGATTAAGTTCTGGGAACGCATCCGAGATGGTACTCAAATCGATACCGGCATGCATTGCGGCAATGCAGTAAGTAGGATGTACGTGTACAACTACACGAACATCGTCCTTGTGTTGGCCCATTTCTTTTTGTAGTCCAAAGTGCAAAGGCATTTCACCTGTGGGTTCTAAACTACACGACAAATCTGTTTGTTCAATAACTGCCCATGTGTGACTAAAAACACTGCTACCATTACCACTGTTGATGCTTTTCCAGATTTTGATCTTCTTGAACATTTCTGGTTGCATGTTCTGTTTACGCACACCACTGGGTGTTACATAAAAGTGGTCACGGTCGTGATGACGTATAGAGATATTACCATCTCTACTGGTGATCCAATTACGCTTATAAGCGTCTACTAATATATCGCAACAAGTTTCTAACATTTAATCCCCTATACTCTAAAACTTTCACCACAACCACAACGATCACGTTCATTGGGATTGAAGAAATCAAATCCTTCATTCAAACCATTACGAACCCAATCCATTGTTAGCCCATTCAAGTAAGGCTCGTCCTTCATACTCACTAATACAGCAAACTCAGGTTGGGCATAGTTTGTTACACCAACTTCGTATTCTATACTGTCTACATATTCTAACACATAAGCCAATCCACTGCAACCGGTAGTTTTAACACCTATGCGGATACCCACGCCCTTGCCACGTTTTTCTAAATTCTGTTTGATTCGTTTACGTGCTGTGTCGGTTACGGTAATCATCTACTGCTGCCTTGATAGCATCTTCTGCTAGAATTGAACAATGTATCTTAACTGGGGGTAATGCTAGTTCAGTTGCAATTTCGCTGTTCTTAATTGATCCTGCTTGATCCAAAGTCATACCTTTGACCATTTCTGTAACAAGACTACTAGATGCAATAGCACTGCCACATCCGTATGTTTTAAAACGTGCATCAGTGATAATTCCATCTTGCACTTTAATTTGCAATTTCATTACATCACCGCAGGCTGGAGCGCCAACCATGCCAGTGCCAACACTGTCATCGCCCTTGTCAAACGATCCTACATTACGTGGATTTTCGTAATGATCAATTACTTTGTCCGAGTACGCCATTGATTGTTCTCCAATTTATTATCTTCCATATATTTTGCAGGTATTTCTTTTTGTCTGCTTGATAGTCTAATGCCCATGCATGTTCCCACCAATCAATTAACAACACAATATCATTTTTAATTTCGTGATTCAAAATGGTTTTGATCTTGCCGTCACGTGCCAAGTATACCCACCCACTGCCTTGTATCCTCATGGCCACAGTTTCAACTTGATCTCGAAATGCGTCATAGGTTTTGTAATGCTGTTCAATAAATGCTAAACTGGCATCATAGGGCCTATTGGAGCCTTGTGGTGCATGTAATTGTCCAAAGTATATGTTGTGTAAAAATGCGCCAGCCTCATTGAAATCATCATCGCCTTCGCCTTTGTTGTAACGATCAACATAGGCCTTGTACAAGGTGCCGTAGTGATAGTCCAGAGTTTCTTTGCTTTTGACAGGTGCTAACTCTGTACGTTCGTAGGGCAGTGGCAACTGAAATAGTTGATCCTTTTTGCCTTCCATTATGAAGTTTTTAATAAAGGAATAACTCATACTGAGAAACTACTCCCGCAACCACAGGTACTTTGTGCGTTGGGATTGCCAATAACAAACTGACTACCACTGATATCTTCTTTGTAATCAATATTTGCACCTTGCAGATATTGCATACTCATACTGTCAATCAAAATAACTACGCCTGCTTTGTCAATGACAAAGTCATCCTCGTTGGTCACTTCGTCAAAGGTGAATCCATAACTGAACCCACTGCATCCGCCACCTTGCACAAATGTACGCAATGCTAATTTGGGATTGTTTTCTTCTGCTAACAAATCTGCAATCTTGGCCAGTGCTGAGTCAGTGATGTTGATCATAATTTACATGCCTCGCAGTCTTCTTCAAGATCAGTTTCAACATAGTTCTGTGCAATGCTTTGTACTAGATCTTCTTCCTTGGCTCTTGAACCGGCTTTGTTGATCAGGCTGTAATAGAATGTCTTGATGCCCCAGATATGTGCCTGCATTAAGTTCTTGGCAATCAATGTGGTTGGCACTTTACGATCCGGAAAGTGTGCTGGATTATAAAATGTGTTGGTGCTGATACTCTGATCTACATAGGCCTGCAACACTGCTGATGTTTTCAAATAGGCATCACAGTCTGTTTGTTCCCACATAAGTTGGTACTTGTTCTTTAACTTGTGATACTCGGGAACCACCTGTGTAAATGATCCTGCTTTGCTTTCTTTAGTAGATATCAAACTCATAGGCATTTCAATACCGTTGGTACTGTCAACTACCACACTGCTAGACTCTACAGGGGCAATAGCCATTAAGGTAGCATTACGTACACCATACTGCTTCATACTGCCACGTAGTGTTTCCCAATCTAATTCAGGAGTAAAGTCTGCAAGTTCATTGACACCTGCCGCTCTTTGTTCCCAGGGAAAAATGCCTTGACCGTAGCGTGTCTTCTCACTATGTAAGCAAGCGCCACGTTCTTTGGCTAGTTCAACTGTTGCTTCTGTTAGGTAATAGGCTTGATGCTCCATCCAAGTTTTAACATCTTGTAGTGCATCTTTCTCGCCATACTTGTAGCCACGCTTGGCGTGCCAGTAGGCAAGATTAGTAACTCCAATGCCCAGTGGGCTAATCTCGTCATTACTCAATTTACTTTGTATTGACAAGAAGTCTTGATAGTCAAGAATGTTACACAGGCTACGCTGTAGAATCCTACAGGCTCTACGCATGTCCTCTGGATTTCGGAACGATCCCCAGTTGATAGATCCCAGTGTACATAACGCTATGCGTCCATCAGCATCATCTAATCTCTTAAATGAACGTGTGGGTAATAGGATTTCACAGCACAAGTTACTTTGATAAATCGTATGATACTCGGGATCAAAAGGTCCCTGATTCATTACATTATCAATGAATACTAGATATATTCGACCTGTGTCTGTGCGTTCTTTCAGTATACCACTCTTAAACACTTCTTCGGCACTCATAGTCTTGGTACGTAAGTCTTTACGCTTTTCGTATTTTACATACAACTCTTCAAACTGTTGTGTGTTTTTGTAAAATGCTTCGTATAAGTCCGGAACTTGGTTAGGATCAAAGAATGTTATGTTTTCTTTGTTTTTAAATCGTCTCCAGAAGAAAGCACTAAGCACAACCCCATAATCCATATGACGGACTCGGGTTTCTTCGGTTCCTTGATTGTTTTTAAGTACAATAAGATCATCAAACTGAAGATGCCAAAT